GCGGCGGCGGCGGCGGCGGTGGTCGCCAAGGGGCTGCAAGCGCCGGTGGAGCAGGTGGCCGAGGCGGCGACGGGATCGTAATCATCTGGTCGTTCTGAGGTAAATCGCCATGCTCGGCTTCGCGCCACTCTCAGCCGGGCCGATCTCAGCGCTCCCGCCCTCTGGCAGCGCGGGAATTACTGGCACGCTGGCGGCAGCAGAGACCGGCAGCGACGGCCTGTCTGCTGCGGGCGTTGTTCTTGTCCAAGGATCACTTGCCGCAACCGAGACCGGCGCGGACGCGTTTTCGTCTGCTGGCGCTGTTCTCGTCCAAGGCTCGCTTGCCGTCACCGAAACAGGCGCCGACACGTTCGCGGCCTCGGGCACGGTTGGCAGCCCCGCCATCACCGGCACGCTGGCCGCCACGGAGACCGGCAGCGACACCCTGGCTGCGACGGGAACGGTGCCTGCACAGGGCACGCTGGCGGCCACGGAGACTGGCGCCGACGCGTTCAACGCGGCAGGCGCGGTGGTGGTCAGTGGCACCCTGTCCGCATCGGAGACCGGTAGCGATGCACTGAGCGCAACGGGCGCCGTCCTGGTTGTGGGGTCCTTCGCGGCCACGGAGACGGGCTCCGATACCGCAGCGATGGCCGGCTCGGTCCTGGTCAGCGGCTCGTTGAGCGCCACCGAGACCGGGGCCGACATCCTGGCCGCTGCCGGGTCCGTGGTGGTGCGGGGTTCGCTGTCTGTGTCAGAGACAGGCTCCGATACCTTTGCCGCCACGGGGGGCGCGGTGTCCACCGGCACGATGGCCGCCGCCGAAACCGGCGCGGACACGCTGGCCGGCTCGGGCGTGGTGATCGTGCAGGGCAGCCTTGCTGCCACCGAGTCGGGCGCCGATGCGCTTGCATCGACGGGCGCCGTGTTGGTGGCTGGCACCTTTGCCGCTGTGGAAACCGGGAGCGATGCAGCGGCCATTACGGGCGCGGTGATCGTCCAGGGCTTGGCCGCGCTGGTCGAGGTGGGCAGCGACACGGCGACTGTTGCCGGCACGGTGCGGGTCAGCGGCGCCCTGGTGGTGACCGAAACAGGCGCGGACGGTTTCGCATCTGCCGGCACGGTCCTGGTGGCCGGCGCGCTCGCAACGCAAGAAACCGGCGCTGACACCTTTGCCGCCACGGCCAAGGTGCTTGTCAGCGGCTCGCTGGCAGCCGCCGAAACCGGCGCCGACACTTTCAACGCAGCAGGCCGCGTGGTCGTCAGCGGATCTGCTGCGGCAGTCGAGGCCACGCCCGATGCCCTTGAGGCGTCGGGCCTGGTTTTGGTGCAGGGCCTGCTGGTTGTTAGCGAGGCTGGCAGCGATCAGGCCGCCATAACCGGCTCGGTTGTGGCGCAAGGGTTGCTGGCTGCCGCCGAGTCGGGCGCCGATACCTTCCAGGCGTCTGGCGGCGCCGGCACGTTGGCCAGGCCTGGCGGGCGCGTTGTGCGCAAGCCCATGGCCTACTGGTTGCCACCGGGCGCGCACATAGAAGCCGAGCAATGGCAGGCCGTGCAGCGCATCAAAAAGCGGCGCCAAGAAGAAGAGGCCCTGCTGCTGTCGGCCATTCTTTGAATTGAGCACTGTCAAGCCGCGTGCCTTACGCGCTTGACATCTGGCGCCGCACAGTGCGCCACATGAGCAAGCTCCCCCCCTCTCTCCAGCGCGCCCTGCCCAAGGGCCGCACCGAGCGCGCACTGCAGGTGGAGCGCGCCGCCATCAACGAAGAGGCCCGCACCGCCAGCCTGGCCTTTGCGAGCGAAATGCCCTACGAGCGCTACTGGGGCGTGGAGATTCTGGACCTCTCGCCCCAGGCCATGCGCCAGTCTCGTCTGCGCACCGGGGCGAATCTGCTTGTCGACCACGATTCCCGTGACGTGGTCGGCGTCATCGAATCCGTTGAAGTGGGTGCGGACAGGGTTGCCCGTGCCACCGTGCGCTTCGGAAAAAGCGCACGCGCGGAGGAAGTGTGGCAAGACGTCCGCGACGGCATCCGCCGCAACGTGAGCGTCGGCTACATGATTCACAAGGCGCAACTGGTTGAAGAGCGGGACGGTGTGGAAACCTTCCGCGTCACCGACTGGGAGCCCTTCGAGGTGTCGCTGGTGTCCGTGCCAGCAGACCCCACCGTCGGCGTCGGCCGCAGCCTGGAGTCCTCCCTGGACGCAGGCCCCGATGCAGACCCCACGGCCACCGCACCAGCTGCGGCAGCTGCACTCACCCTCACCACCCAATCCAAGGACCACATCATGTCTGATGTCACCGTTGACGCGCGCAACCACGCCGCAGAGATTTCCAAGATTGCCCGCGGCCTGCCCGGCGGCGCCGACATGGCCATGGACGCCATCCAGCGCGGCCTGACCACCGAGCAGTTCCAGGCCGAGGCCCTGGCCAAGCTGGCCACCGCCCCCGTGCGCACCGCTGATGTGGGCATGAGCAGGACCGAGGTCAAGCGTTACAGCCTGATGCGCGCTCTGAACGCACTGGCCAACCCCAACGATGCCAACGCGCAGCGCGCCGCTGCCTTCGAGCGCGAGTGCTCGGACGCTGTGGCCGGCAAGATGGGCAAGTCGGCTCGCGGCTTCTACCTGCCGCACGACGTGCAAAAGCGCGACCTGACGGTGGGCACCTCAACGGCCGGTGGCCACACCGTGGCCACCGACCTGCTGGCCGGTGACTTCATCACCCTGCTGCGCAACGCCATGGTCATCATGGGCATGGGCACGCGCATGCTGACGGGCCTGCAGGGCAACGTGGCCATCCCACGCCAGACCGGCGCCGGCACGGCCTACTGGGTCGCGGAGTCCAGCGCACCGACCGAAAGCCAGCAGGCCTTCGACCAGGTGACGATGAGCCCCAAGACCGTGGGCGCCTTCACCGACATCAGCCGCAAGCTGCTGGCCCAGTCCAGCCTGGACGTCGAAGCCCTGGTGCAGCAAGACCTGGCCACCGTGCTGGGCCTGGCCATCCAGCAAGCCGCCATCAACGGCACGGGCGCGAGCAACCAGCCCAGCGGCCTACTCACGCTTATCACCCCGAGCGTGGCCGGCGGCACCGACGGCCTGGCACCCACCTGGGCGCACATCGTCGAGCTGGAGTCCGACGTCTCGGTGGCCAACGCCGACATCGGCACCCTGAGCTACCTGACCAACGCCAAGGTGCGCGGCAAGCTCAAGGGCACCAGCAAGGTGTCGGGCCAAAACGGCTTTGTGTGGGAAGGTGGCGACACGCCGCTGAACGGCTACCGCGCTGCCGTCACCAACGGCGTGCCCAGCAACCTGACCAAGGGCACCGGCACCAACCTGTCCGCCATCATCTACGGCAACTTTGCCGACTTGCTGATCGGCATGTGGGGCACGCTCGACCTGATGGTCGACCCGTACAGCCTGAGCACCAGCGGCACCGTGCGCGTGGTGGCCCTGCAAGACGTGGACGTGGCCATCCGCCACGCCGAGTCCTTCGCCACCATGGTGGACGCCATCACGGTCTGAGCCTGACGGCAACGCGCACCCAGGGCCCAGCATGTTCATCGAAGACCACAGCGCCTACCTGGCCGAATTCGCGGTGCCCTGCACCGTGGCCGGCCAGGCGGTGCGGGCTATCTTCGACAACGACTTCGCCCTGGGCAGCGCGGGCATCGGCATGGCGGGCACCCAGCCTGTGCTGACGCTGCCCACCGCCTCGGTGCCTGCTTCACCCGTGGGCGTGGCTGCAGTGGTCAACGCCACCAACTACCTGGTGGCCGCGCATGAGCCTGACGGCACCGGCATGAGCCGGCTGCTGCTGGAGCGCGCCTGATGAGCGCCCACCTGGCCATACAGCAGGCCATCGTGGCCGCGCTCACCGCGGCACCCGCCCTGGCCAGCGGCAACGTGCGGGCCAACGCCACGCGCCCCGTGGCCGCGGCCAGCGGCCAGGGTGTGGTGGTGCGCCTGGCGCAAACGCGCGCCGCCACGCCGCAGCTGCTGGGCGGCCCGTATGACTGGACCACGCGCTACGAAATCGAGTGCCTGGCGCGCAGCGCCATTGGCAACGCGGACCCCGTGGCCGCCGTGGACACGCTGCTCGAATCCGTCTGGTCCCGTCTGTCGGCGCTCAACACCACCGGCCTGGGCGTGGTGGACGTGCGCATGCAGCCCGCCATCGACTGGCAGCTCGATGACAACGAAACCCCGGTGGCCGCCGCCACCGTGTACCTGCTTGTGAACCACCGCACGGCCAGCACCACGCTGGCCGCGCAGAACTGACCCCGGAGCGATCTGACCATGCCCCAGACAACCGCCACTTCCGCGCCTGCTGCGCCTGCCGCACCAGTCGGCACCCCGCCTGGCGGTGGCCGCTGGACCTGGAGCGGCAGCGCCTGGATGCCCTTGCCCGAAACCGACGAGGCCGCCGCTCCCGCAGCAGCCCCCACCCCCACCGCCCCGAAGGAGTAAGCCGCCGTGCCTCGCCTCATCCGCAAAACCGCCATCCTGGCCAAGGTCGAGACGACCTACGGCGTTGACTCTGTGCCCACTGGCGCGGCCAACGCCATGCTGGTCAGCAATGCCAGCTTCAACCTCTCGTACAACAACGTCGAGCGCAACTTCATCCGCCCATACTTTGGCGGCAGCGGCCAGCTCGCCGGCACCCGCTTTGTGGAGTGCAGCTTCGAGGTCGAGCTGGCCAACAGCGGCACCGCCGGCACCGCACCGGCCTGGGCCCCACTGCTGCGCGCCTGCGGCATGGCTGAGAGCGTGCTGGCCACGCCGGCCCGCGTGGAGTACACGCCCGTCTCGGCCACTTTCACCAGCCTGACCATCTATTACCACATCGATGGCGTGCGCCGCGTGGCCACCGGCTGCATGGGCAACGTGGAAATCATGCTCAACGAGGGCGCCGCGCCCATGATGCGCTTCACTTTTGCCGGCCTGGACGGCGGGCGCACCGCCACGGCCGACCCCAGCGTCACCCTCACCGCCTTCCGCACCCCGCAGGTGGTGTCTGACGTGAACAGCGGCGACATCAATCTGGGCTGCAGCTACAGCGCCGGGGCGCTGTCCAGCGGCACGGTGTACCCGTCGCGCGGCCTGAGTATCAACCTGCAAAACACCGTCAGCCGCAAGGCCGTGCTGGGCGGGCAGTCCGTGCAGATCTCTGACCGCAACGTGCAGGGCAGCATGCAGCTGGACCT